GAGGGATATCTAACAAACATCACAATTTGTAATACGAGTGGAAATGAAAGGGGGGTTCGCGCCGATGGACGTATTAGAGATAATAAAAAAATAGTGAAAATACCAAAGGAATTGATTATACATGATGGGATGGGGCAAACAACTAGTTATGGTCAGCAATTACTCAGAGGCAATCATTCGGATATAAGTAATTTACCAATAGCACTCGTGGTAATTTTTATGTTAGAGGATATACATGCAAAAGGTGAATTCCTCACATATTATAAAATTTTACCCGACAAACTAACAAACTTTCCAATATTTTGGAGAGAAAATGTTTTATCTTTGTTAAAAGGAAGCGATATGCTAAAGAAAATTAAAAAGAGAACAGAATCATTCATAAACGATTATAATATAATCGCACGATGTTGTCCAACCTTCAAAGATAAGTTCTCTTTTAAAGAATTCTTATTTTTAAGACTGTTAGTGGGCAGTCGTAATTTTGGCATTAGAATAGATGGTATAAAACGAGTGGCTATGGTACCGTTTAGTGATATGTTAAATCATTCGCCAGATCCAAATATAAGTTGGTATTATGATAATAGTAAATGCCAATTTATAATGAGAGCAAACCGGCATATTAAAAACTCTGCTGAATTAACTGATACGTATGGTAAAAAATGCAATAGTCAAATGTTGTTATTTTATGGTTTTGCATTACCTAGTAATAAATATAATACCCTTACTATTAATATTGAACATGCAAAGCAACGAACGCGCAGTGATTTTAAAAAAATGTCTATGTTTGCAAAACTTGATGGTTATTTAAAAAAAGATTTGAATGATCCATTTACGCGTGAAATGTTTACATTTTTGCGAATATCAGAAGCTAATGATAATGAATTGGCTGCTTCCCCGTATCGTAATATATATAATAATCCAGTGTCCTTGGGAAATGAAATCCATATGCTGGCGTCTTTGCATGATTTAATGAAATCATTGTCAAAAGAATATGTACTTAATATTGAAAAGATAACCAACCTTTTAAATACTATTGACAAATCTACGCAAGAATATCTAGCTCTACTTCTAATTCAAGGTGAGTTAGAAATCATCCATTTTTATATTGATTTCTCTGCATATATGCTGCGGAAACTAAGACAACGTGAAATTCCTACGCAGCAATTATATCTAAATTATAACAAAACAATTACAAACCATTTATTTGTTAACCAACCCAGTCTCTAATATCGTATCTACAGATAGGGCAACGAGAACTATAGCGAAACCATTGTCGCAAATTCATTTCCCTAAAGATATGCTTACATGATTTAATTCGTAAAATATCATCTCCTTCTTTAAATTCATGCATTGATATTGGACATACTTCTTGATAATTTCCCGAAATATCTTCCCATTTCAGTAACTCGGTACTATTTCTGATTTGCGTTACACTGGGTCTAACTCGTACTGGCGACCCTATGTCTCTCGGCATAGTCTCACCATCTTCAGGGAAATCTAAGGCATACGGCGGTCTGGTGAAACTCCGAGTTGGAAATCTGATATTCCCAGGTAAACCATTTCTTCTTCTTCTTATAGTTGCTCTCCCATTTGGTATATTAACACTCGTTGTAGTAGGCATTGTATTATTTGTCCAGCGTCTTACTCGTATCAATGTACGATCGTCTGGACTAAGAATATGAGTTCGTGGTAAGATATTATTGCTTGGGTCTGCTCTGGTGCGTGAAGGACTTGTCGTCACCGAAGGTGACTCAATCGTATCTGTTAAAGCATCATCTTCGCTTTCTGTACTGGACCTGCTTGATATAGTAATTGGCGCTGGTACTCGTGGCGGCGGCGGCGGTGGAGGGTCCGCGGGCGGCGTAGGCGGCGGCGGCGGCGGCACTACGGTAGGTCTGGTTGGTAAATTAGTGGATGTTGTTGTCAAAATACTACTTCTTCTTGATATAACTCTATTTATTCCCGTTGAACTTGATCTATCATTTGAGGTAGCAGTATGCGTCGGCTCAATATCCCTTCCATTTAAGTAGGCGGTAACTACATTAGTAGCTCTTGAATTTGCAGTATCGATATATTTTGCTATTCTTTCAATCATTATTTGGTGGTCCCGCACCATTCGTATATATTCTATAATTAACTCGCGATCTCTCAGACTCATATAGTATATTAATAATTTATTTGTTCAAAATAAATGATATAAAAATAGCACGATGTAACTATTAAATGGCAACTTCAATCACAAATCCTTACTCCGTATATGTAGATCAAGGTTTGACAGGGCTCGCTAATTTGGGCAACACCTGTTTTATGAACTCGGCGTTACAATGTTTATCCCATTCGTATGATTTGAATAATTTTTTGAAGGCGGGGGCTTACAAAAAAAGACTCAATAAAAAAGCAGAAGCTTTAATTCTCCTTGAATGGGATAAGCTGAGAACGATGATATGGAGTGAAAATTGTATTATTAGTCCGGGAGGATTCCTTTCATCGGTTCAAAAGGTTGCTAAAATAAAAGATAAGGCGATATTTACTGGATTTGCGCAAAATGACTTTACTGAGTTCTTGACTTTTATTATTGATTGTTTTCATACAGCAATTTCGCGCGAAGTGGATATGCAAATTACTGGAGATACGATAACTGAGACAGATAAATTAGCAAAAAACTGTTTCACGATGATGAAAAATATGTATAAGAAGGAATACTCTGAAATGTTGGGTTTATTTTACGGAATCCACGTTTCAAAAATATCGACACCTGAAAATAAATATCTTTCCTCGGCACCCGAACCCTTTCTAACCCTTGATCTCTCTTTACCCTTTGATAGTCAAACTAAAAATAAACCGTGTACGATATTGGAATGTATTGAAAATTATACAAAAGTTGAAGTGCTGGAGGGAGATAATAAGTATGAGACAGATTCTGGAGAAAAGGTTGTTGCGCATAAACAAATTCTATTTTGGAGCCTTCCTGAAATTCTTATTATTTCTATTAAACGCTTTTCAAACTCGGTAAAGAAGAATCAAAGCCTTGTCAACTTTCCTTTAGCAGACCTTGATATGTCTAAATATGTTGTTGGTTATGATAAAGAAAGTTATGTGTATGATTTATATGGCATTTGCAATCACGGCGGAAGTGTTTTTGGTGGTCATTATACCGCTTCCATTAGGAATGCGAATGGAAAATGGTATAGTTTCAATGATGCTACCATCACGGAAATCAAGGATGAAAGCAAATTAATTTCACCTAAGGCATATTGTTTCTTCTATCGTAAAAAAAAATAGATCTGTATTATATATGCTTGATATTACCCCAACACAAGGATTTCCACATATGTATGATTTTGTTGGAAATACAGCAAGGAAATTTGGAAAGGAGGCAAAAAAAGCAGCCAACCCGATTGTTCTTGTTGTATTATCATTTGTAATAATGATTTACTACGTTCTATTTAGTTATTTAGGACTGGGTGGTAGTAAAGGTGCAGCAGCGGCGGCACCAGCTTCGCCCGGAATGACAATCATTGAAGTGCTAATGTGGGGCGTTTTTGTTTTCCTAGTTTTAATTAACGGTATACAGTATTTCTTTAATGTTGATATTAGAACTGGTATTAAAAATCTATTCTCCCCTGTTCCAGAGGTCGATATTGCAGTTATAACGCCGCCTAATCAAGAGAGTACTGAAGGTGACATCACAGAAGATGACGCCGGAGTTCCAGAAATAACAATTGAACCACAGGTGTTCCATGTTCCAAATAATGTGTACACCTATAATGATGCCAAAGCATTATGTAAAGCTTATGGGGGCGACTTAGCAAATTACGAACAAATAGAAAAAGCGTACCAAGATGGTGGCGAGTGGTGTGGTTTCGGTTGGTCTAAAGATCAAATGGCATTATACCCTACACAGACTGAAACATGGAATGGATTACAAAAAATCCCCGGACATAAACATGATTGTGGTCGTCCAGGTATAAATGGAGGATATATAGCAAATAAAAATGTGCGTTTTGGAGCAAATTGTTATGGTTATAAACCCAAAATGACACATTTGGAGAGAAAAATGCTAGAACAGAGCAATCCGTTCCCTGTAACAAAGCGGGAGCTAAGATTTGAAAAACGAGTCAATCACTTTAAAAATAAATTATCTGATATATTGGTTTCGCCATTTAATTATGAAAGATGGAGTCAGATATAATATTTTCTTTGTTTATTTTATAATGGCGAAAAAAAACGAAGGGGGGATTCACTGGACTGATAAAGTTGTTGCGTCTGATCCGCGCGGGCGCACTTACAAGAATATTGAGCAAGATATGCAACAAGATATAAGAGAACAAAACGACCCTGCTACAATCAGAGGTGATAATGGCGATAGAGCGCACGCCATCGCCGTGAAACGTGCAAGGGAGTCCCACGAGCTCTTACGAAACCATGAACTTGACATGGTTTCAAAAGGAGTAATAACAGATAACGAGAGAAGAGCAGGAATACATCATACCCACTCAATGGGATTCGCTAGACATGTATTAGGAACACGTAGTGTAATGGATGGTAAAACATTAGCACATAAATTACAAGGGGGGCGAAAACGTAAAAGAAAGACCAGAAGGCGCAAAACCAAACATAAACGTAAAACCAAGCATAGAAAACGACGCAGATCATCGCATAAAAAACGCAGGAAGACTCGCCATAGACGGAGAACGAGACGGAGACGGCGTTAATACAGCAAATTAATTTAAGATTATATTATAATGAATCTTAAATTAGCAATATCTATCTTAGAGACTATTTATCTCTCCTATATGTTTTACTTCTTTAAAACAGGTTCGGATTTCAATATACTTAAGTCTCCCGAAGGTTATTTCTTTAAACATCTTATTGGCGATGAAGTAGGGCTGCGGATATGTTTATTCGGTCGTATTATCATTATCCCATTACTAATTTTGCTTTTGATTAGGAATTTTGTAAAAATCCCAGAATGGTACATTACAGGAGCATTAGTGATAGCTTTTGTAATGTCATTCATGAATCTAAATGCCTTGATATATTTATTACCGGTTTTTATACTTGAATTTCTTATCTCCTTTTGCGGGTTTTCCTCTTACCTTTAGATTTGCTTCGGCGTGTTAATCTTTTCTTTTTCTCTCCTGTCGTCATCAAAGATAGCAGTTTGTCATATAAGTTATCAGGAATGACACTAGCATCTTCCTGCGTGAGGATGAATGGACTTGGTCCAGTCGTAGCATGTTGTTGTAATAAAAATAATCCAGCAGGTACAGCCAAAGTGTCCAAACTACCACCACCTTTTTTTATATTAGATATAGCTGGCATACCATCTCTCATAAATTTATTATCGATCTCATATCCTCCAGCCATTACCTTATTCCCTTCTCTTAAGAATACAAAATTTTCCATTTCCATGATAATATATATTATCATGGGATTTATTTATAGGTTTTTGTTCCCCAATCAAAAGTTTTCCCAGCATTATTAGTTTTGCTATAGTTCTCTCGCACCTTTCGAAGGCGCTCTTCCTCTTTCATCTTCTTGTTTTCTTCGTGAAAATCTTCAAAAGATTTACATAGTGCATCGTCGTAGTATACCAAATCTAAATCATATTTGGGCTTTATATATTTAAAAATAATACCTCTAAAATCTCCTTTGTGATCAAATTCTCTTTCATTAATAAATAATGTAGAAAAATCACTCTGACAGAATTCAACCTCCGATTCGTAGAAACTATCTAGGCGGTCATCACAGTCTTTTTCAAAATTCCAAATAAAATGTTGTTCTAAAACTTCTCGTGTTTTTGGGAAATCTAAGAAATCCTCTAAAGTATAATTTTCTTCCAAATGTTTAATTCTTTCTAGCACCTCCGCTTCCGAATCATAATCTTCGTCGTAATGATCGTGTTTTACCCTATTCTTTCTTGGCATTATTGATGATCGTCGGATAATTTATATATTAATGTTGCTATTTCGCTTTTAAATTCTTTTTCATCAATGATATCATAACCTTTGCTTTGAATAACATTTTTTAATTTATAGTAGAAATCTTTAACATAATCACCATGCGTGATTCTGTATTGCTCCGTTTCCCATTTATTCGATGTTGATTCTACTGGTGCATTCCACCAATAGTCATAACTATGTTTCTTAGGTCTCACTATCCGATTTGAAAATGTAATATCACTCATTTAAATAATAAAACTAAAATCTATTTAAATTATTTATATGATCGTTTAACCTCCGGGACATATCTAATTTCTCTTCGCTGTTTGATATACTTTATCAATTGTTTTACCTGATTTTCATCCTCTATGCAGTCATTTAAACATTGTGTTATGAATTTAAAAGTTAACGGAGTTGTTACTTTTGAATTATGAAAACGCAATGTCCCATCAGAGATATGAACTGTTTTATGCGCCATATTATGTGTAGTTACGTGATCCAATACAGCCTCTTGGTATTCAGTGCGAAGGGTGCGTAGATTTTTTAACTCTGCGGATCTTTCCTTAATCTCGTTATCTACGTTCACCCAGTTTTTAATCAAATCATCGAAGGGCATCTACTTTATGATATAATAATATATTTAACTTATTTATATCATAACTCTCTAACGGCGGCGACGGCGAGTTCTGCCCCCGCGGCGGCGGCGGCGCGAACCAGCACCCCGGCGTCCTGCGCGCTTGCCCTGCATACGCAGTGCCTCGTAAAGAACAATAGATGGGAGCGCAGTCTTCAAAGCTGAGACAACACCACCAATAACATTACCGCCTCTGCGGCGACGGGTCGTTGAGCGACCACCACGACGTTTACGGCGGGAACCACCAGTTCTTCCTCTTCTTCTACTTCTCGGCATTATATTATATACTAAGAAAATTTTAATAATCCAGGGATTTTTATGATTGGTTTATTATTACGCAACAATAATATAAATATTCCTAAAATTAACATAAAACTGATTATAACGAATAACATGGAGAGAAATATATAAGGATAGATTTCTTGCATTATCATATCAATTATAGGTTTAAATAACTCCTTGATTTCCTCTTTTACATCGTCTCGTTTAATGACATTTACACATTCTGCAATTAACGATTCCTTAAAATTACTCATTTATTCATTATATATATTTTTATATCTCATTGCGTACTAAAACTTGGTAATTTTTCTTTAAACTCTATAATGGAAGAGACAATTTATAAATGTTGCTCGGGTGATTTTCCACATGATGAACTATCTTTAGCCAATCCTCAAGGACTTCAAGGAGGCGCATATATTTCTAAATTAAAGTTATTAGGTAAAAAAGTTGTTCTACAAACACCACGGTGCACTACAAAAAATGGTATTATTAAGACAGATAAAAAGATTTATTGTGATTTAATGTTTGACGCTGATAATGATGAAGTTAGAGATTTTTTTGAACAAATTGGTGATAAAATTAAAAATCTCATTTTTGATAAAAAAGACCATTGGTTCCATACAGATATGGATATGGACACAATTGAATACCATTGGCAATCAATATTGAGACCATATAAGGGGTCAAAATTTTTATTAAGATGTAATATCAAAAAACCACACCGAAGTAAGGTGAGTATGCAACCCTCAATACAAATCTATGATGAAGATGAATCCTTACTTACAATTGATGATGTTAAGAAAGGCACGCCTTTAATGGGATTATTACATTTAAGCGGTTTGAAGTTTACCAGTCAGAGCTTTTCTTTAGAATTCTTTTTAGAGCAAGCAATGATTTTAAAAGATAAAGTTGTTGACAGGCGATGTAGAATTCAAATTGATACGCGTGCTGTAAAATCTGTTACCACTAATGATGCCAATGATGCCAATGATGCTTCGAATGATGATGATGAACAATCTGGTTTTGGAGACAGTGAATCAGACACTTCACCAAAAATTGTTGACTCCTCGGAAAATCTTACCGTTAAAGTCAGCGATACTACGACCGTCGTAGCACCGCCTGCTGTAGAGAAGAAGCCTCAACTTGACTTACTATCTCCGTCACCAACACCAGCTGTTATCGCGGAAGATCATGCTGATAAAGAAGTCGGTACAACAGTTGAAACTACGACGGTCAAAGAGGCGCCTATGCTTGATGAGACAGAGATAATCGCCGAAAGTTTAGCAGAAACTAATGATGATTCTTTAGAAAAAGTACCTGGGTTAAATGAGATCACTCTTAGCGTCCCGGAAGAAGAAGAATCATTAAAATTGAGAAAGCCAAACGAGGTATATATGGAAATTTATAAGGAAGTAAGACGGCGTGCAAAAGAAGCAAGAAAGAAAGCTATTGAAGCATATTTAGAAGTTAAGAGAATAAAGTCACTGTATATGTTGGATGAAATTGAGGTTGAAGATTCAGATGATGATGACGATATTTTAGAAACTCTGGAAACAGGTGCACAAATAGTCCAGTAATTAACGAAAATTTTTTATATGCTAATTTTATAGAATGACGCTAGCTAAAACGTTGAAGAAATTATGCAGTAACCATATGGTTATTTTTACTGTCGTGGCAGCTTTAGTACTTGTATATTTTGTTAACTCTTATTCTGCCAGTAAAGGACTAGTCAAATCTGGTTACCAGAATAATCCGGATGGTGTTCTGGGCGCCGGAGGTTACATGGGTGGCATGGGAAGTGTAGCAAATCCCCGTAACGCTATTAATCAGCCTCAATCAAATCTTGCCGTTGGTAATGCCGCCTCGTGCTGCGCCCCTGGAGCCCCGGCTCAGGCTGCCAATCCTTTAGGACAAAACTCAGGTCCAGCTCACGCCGCGGGCGTCGCCACTGATATGCACGGCTTGCCTCCCTCATGCACCCAAAAACCAATTGTTAATCCCAAAAACCTTCTACCAAGAGACGCAAACAGTCAGTTCTCCAAAATGAACCCTCTGGGCGCCGGAAGTGTTAAGAACGTCAGTCTTCTTAAGGCAGGATATCACATCGGTATTAATACCGTCGGACAGAGTTTAAGGAATGCCAACCTCCAGCTCCGTTCAGAACCAGCTAACCCGCAGCTCCAAGTTGGTCCATGGAACACGAGCACCATCGGACCGGACTTCAATCGCCGCCCTCTCGAGATTGGCTGTGGTCCAAAATAAATTAAATCATTTATTAAATAAATCTAATATATGATTTTTATTGGTAATATATAAATGGCGCAACAAATGGATGCTTTTGCATATATATTAGCAGTATTCGTAGTCGGCGTGATGCTTAAGATATATCTGGAGTCTGATGCATTTAACCTAAGATGTATCATATCTGGCGTAGACGGTAATAAATATTGCGTTAGAGAAACTGCTCGGTTGCAGGAAACAGCTGATCTATTAGCTACTGTAACTGATAAACTTAAAAAACTAGTGGTCATCGCCCATAAAGAATACCCTACTAGAGAAAATGTTCAACGACTCTACAAGAAATTCAATCCAAAAAAAATAAATGAGATTCTCCCTACAAGTAAGTACACGGCTTACTCTGAAAATAAGGGAGAAAAGCTGGCTTTCTGTGCCACTACAACAAAAGAAGGCAATACGCTTATTGATGAAAATACTCTGACATTTGTCGCTATTCACGAACTTTCGCATATCATGAGTAAATCAATCGGACATAACGACGAATTTTGGAACAACTTCAAATTTTTACTACAAATAGCAGTTAAAAATAAACTATATACACCAGTGGATTATGGTAAAAAATCAGCTGAATATTGCGGTATGAAAATAACAGATAATCCTTACTATGATTTATAATTAAGTATATACTGCAATAATAGAGCGATTATGGTCTTTTATATTTAATGCTGGAAGTAACATATTCGTATATTTACCTCCAACTCTACACATTAAAAGGCAATCATTATGATATCTAGAATAGTATAATATTATATGATCTATATTACTTCTATGAAACCGAAATACATCCCGAATTGTACTCATTTGCTTTGTAAATGTTAATCCTTCAAATCTCTTGTAACTTAACCACCTATCTATCACCTCTCTATAACTATTTACCTGAATAGGCACTATATATACTATATTGCTTCCATTCCGTAACATACTAACAATCTTCTCCATTATATTACCTACTGTTATGTAATATAATAATATTAAATCTAGCTATACTGCAAAAGTGTTTCTCTTCCTGTGTATTTCAAACCTATATGTTATATCACCCACATCAGTCCACAAAGAAGCATAATCGCATGCATAATCCATAGTATAATGTGGAAAAAAGGTATCACATGGTATATCGTTCTTTATATGCGTTATATGCATTTCATACACTTGACCTGTTCGCAGGGCAGCGTCATAAATTCCAGATCCACCGATAATCCACATAGTATCTAATTCTCGTTCTTTATGAATTGCCATTGCATCGTCAAGTGTCTTGATGACCTCACAATTAGAATATTTTTCTACTTCTGATTCGTCTATCCGCTGCGAGACAATAAAATTATGTCTATCATTTAAAGGCTGAGCCGATTTAGGTAAACTTTCCCAGGTCCTCCTCCCCATAACTACTGAATTTTTACCACGTCCGATCGTTTTCTTTTTAAAATTCAAAAGATCATCTTTTATTGCCCATGGTAATATACCATTCATACCAATTCCACGTCTTTTTGCATGTGCTACTATAATCTTTATCATATTTATAATAATAAATATTATAAGCTATATTTATATAGATATGTCTGATGTTATAAAAGTCAACCATTTAGAAAGAGATAGAATTAAGAAAATCTTTATATTTGCAGGCAAGCGGCGAATTACTACCGACGGTTCATGGCAATTAGACGACGGTACAAATATTTTCACAGAATCCGAACTCGCAAAAATTAAACAAAATACTATTGAAATTGAAGTTGTTGATGGTTACCTTCATGGTGATGACACTGTTGCCACGATTAAAAATAAAATTATCAAATATACAAATTTACGTTCTTCAACTAAAGAACTATATTTATTTGGTGTACATACAAAGCCTATTAACCCATCAGTATTATATAATAGGTTAACCCAAAGTGATACTTATAAGCTTACTGGTAGACGTCTTTGTCAATTTCTACTTAATATCATCTCGGGTAATTGTGATCAAGCGCAGGCAGAATGTCCTCTAGAAGAAAAAGAGGGCGATGTATATGATTTTGAAGATATGATGACAATAGAGGGCTTGGATTGGGACGCGCCCATAACATACACGACCCCCATCGGACAAAAGTTGGTAATTAAAAAACAATTTCCTTTTGTAGCAAATCCTTATAACTGTATTGCCATGGATGATATTGTTAGAACCAAGGCTAATACAAATGTTTCAACACAAAATTCTAATTTACTTTTTGAATATGGAAAGCTTTGTAGCAATAATATCTTTTTCTGTCTCGCAGAAGAAGTACTTGAGTTTGTTAAAACCCTGGAAGATACTACTGAAAGAGAATTTATACAACTTTATTTTCCAAATCTCTTTCAGAAAAATCAAATAACCACACTTAGAGAACTTAGGGATCAGAAAATTGCATTATATGACGAACAACGGGACATTTTAAATGAAAAATTTGAAATGTATAATGACCGCGTTGACTTGCTATATGATATTTTTTACAATCGTAAACATGACTTAGAATATCAAAACAATACACCAGGTGTACTAAAAACCGAATTTACAATACATCCAAGGTATCCTATGAAGATGCCGTTAGAGATGTTATTCAAACTCATCAATAGTAATACAACGGTTCCAATGGTTAAATATAATCCTGGGAGAGATAGGGAAAATATATATCGTTTATATGCAAATAATTTGGCTACTAATGGTAAACGAATCCCATATTTATACACTATGAATGATAACAGAAAGGGGAAAATTATTAAACTTAGTAAATTATTAGCCAGAAAAAAACGCGTATCATACTATGTAGAATATCTTAAAGACAGTGTTAAATTTGCTATATCTTGCGAATTTGAAGCAAATGGCAATGTCAATGTTACCGTACAACACTCTTCCATTGTTAAAAAAGATATGCTTGAAACGGCTATTTCAGAATCATTGAATCCACTAATATTACGTAAAGTGCAGCGATTTCTTGAACAAAGTGGCTACACCTTTCAAATTTTTGAATCCTTCGATCAAGATAATATTGAATTTAAAGATATTACTTTCGTGTCAATATTGGAAGTAAAGAAAAATATAAAATTAAAATCCTATACTAGCTGTCTATCTAGTGTATTTACCTTATTGGATGACAGTTTGTCTTCAAAACAAGAAGAGCTCCGTCTCAAATATAAGCGCGTATCCAACTACAATGAATTAGATAGCATTGACTCTTTTATTAATGAGATGCGTAAAAATGAGGAAGATCCAACTATTATTATTAGAAAATTATCGCAAAATTTCAATATGGACGATACTGAAGCAAAGGCGCGGTTTTCGGCGTGGGCTACACAAATAAATGTAGAAGCTGACTTATATGAAAATAAAGCTATTACCGTTAGGACAAATACTGGTTTCCCAATTACAATTACGCGCAATAATGTTGATTTTACGACAACAGTTAAAACAACTGATATTAATGAAATTGGTTATCTCAGATACATATATATTTATATTGACTCCCTTTTGCGCCTCGTAATTAATAAGAAAAGCACAAATGTTAAATCAACGGAAATTACCTCTCTTTGCAAAGGAAAAACTATTGTAGAAGCAGATAAAGAACAGGATATTGTTACCCATAAAATTCGTTTTAAAGAAGATAGAAATAAAGCAACTGCCTTCCTTGAGATGTTTGGACAGGAAGAAGAAGGTTCGCCTGCCGACGAAGAAGACGGAAGCGATATTGATTTTGGAGGTGTTGAATTCGGGGAGATAGATTCTATTGGCAGTAGCAGATCTCCGGGAGAGCTCTCTGCGCAATTTACGGTTGCCGAGGAGAGAAAAGGCGAAACAGAAGTGGTAGAAGCAGAATTTGACTTTGGTGATGTTGATTTTGGCGATTTCGACGACGAGCTGCCGTCGGCGCCTGCTCCTATGATAAGACAACTAAGTGAAGTAGGGTCGTTGCCTCCAACAAAAGAAGAAAAGCGCGATATTTCTCCAGAAAGTGATATATCTAGTCAAGCAGAGGTAAATCTTAAGGGTCTCCAACTAAGAGGCACCAATAATATATTTATGAAGAAGAAGGAAGAATTACAACCAGACTTATTTCTTAAAAAAGAGTCCGGACGTTATAAGGCATATTCCAAGGCTTGTCCGTCACAATACTCAAAACAGCCCATTATTTTAACAGAAAGCGAAAAGGATTATATAGATGAAAAGGATACGGCGTATGGTACAAAATCCTATGATGAACATATAACATATGGCACTGGTCCGACAAAATACCATTATATCTGCCCTCGCTTCTGGTGTTTATCGGATAAGAATGGGAAATCTCGTTCTATTTCCCTAGAAGAGATAAATTCAGGCGCCTGTGGCGGATGGGATGCCATGATCCCTGAAGGGTCATCTACTGTGCCCGATGGAAAAAGAATTTATGAGTTTACTGACGAAAGAATGCATAAATCTAAAACAAAAACAGACAACTTACTGGTATATAAACCTATGTTTCCAAGTTTTATGGATAAAAGTAAACATCCAGATGGGTTATGTATCCCATGTTGTTTTACACGCCCCACAACGTTTGATCCAAAAAAAAGTAATTGGATTATTAGGACAAATGCAAAAGGCAAAGAAGAATATTATAATACCGAAACAAAGACGAAACAAAGCAAATATCCAACCATAGAATACGATGATATGTATAAACCTATTGGTGAAGGACCGGGAGGACCTGGACCCGCTTTTGAACTGGATGCGGATGGGAATATTAAAATGGATACAATTAGAGGAGTAAAAGAAACTAGAGATGCGCCGGCTAATTCTAGAAAACAGGCATTTAATGAATGTAATCAATCAGTGAATAAGAAAAAATTATCTGTAAAAGCAAAAACTGCCAAGGTAGATGATGCTCCTTTATTGGAGGCATGGCCTTTAAATCCCGGACAAATTGGCTATATTCCTTTGGCATTACAAAAATTTCTTGGTTATAACTGTAGAAAGATATGTCAAGAATCTTTAATGGATAATAATCTTAAAACGGGACAACCCTGTCTATTACATAAGGGTATGGAAAAAAGTGACAAGCAGTCTTTTCTCGCTTGTATTGCCGATATCTATAATGATGCAACAAATCCAGAGATTGAATCAAAGGTCCGTACTTTGTCTTCACGTCCCCCGATGACAATTCGCGCATTAAAAGAAATTATAACCAGGCAGTTAACACTTGATAGATTTATTCAACTACAAAACGGTGATCTCGTTTCTATATTTGCTCCAGAGAATTATGATGAAGTGGATATCACACCTTACAAAAAAAGTAAATTATATAAATCATTAAATAAGACCGCTACAAGTGATTTATATTTTAAGAAAGTGATCGCAGCCTTTCTCAACTTTGGTAGATATTTATCCGATGACAATATAGTCATTGATTACAAATATATTTGGGATTTTATTACCCTTCCTATGTCTGAAGATGGTAGTGGACTATTCCGTAATGGAATAAATATGATTATTTTGAAAAGCCCCGAAGATGATGTAACATCAAAGATTGAATTGATTTGCCCTACTAATTTTTACTCGGGTCAGGTATACGATATAAATAAACCTACTTTGATCCTCTATACTAGAAATGGTTATTTTGAACCGGTTTACAAATACACAAAGGTAAAACGACATTTTTACAATGTTCAAAAACTATTCAATATGCGTAATATTATGAGAGAGTTGCCGAATGTTGGCTCTATTATCAAACATATTTGGACGGATCTTACTGTTAAATGCAAACCTTTACCAAGCATGCCTGCCGAGTATAATCAAAAATTTGATTTCAGGGAGAATCTGAATTTTAATTCTATTCTTGAAATTCTAAGATCATCCAAATCAGTATATACGTTTAAAGCACAGGTGGCGAACTATAGTTCAAGAGTAGTGGGTTTACTACTTCAAAAAGGGGAAAGTGACGATGATACAATATTTTTACCATGTTTACCATCACCATTAAATGACAGCATTCCGACAGTATTTATAAATTCAGGTGCAGCGGTCCCATTGAATAATTATAGCGATACGGTAGACAGACTGAAATATCTCAAGACGACGACAAAGAATCGTTTGCCTTGTGCACCCAAATTTAAATTAGTAAATGATTCTGTAATTATCGGAGTTGTAACCGAAACAAATCAGATGGTACCAGTAATTCCGGAGGCTTATCAAGTTCCAGCCGATGGTGTTGAGGCGGATGGAATATCTGTTATTTCTAAAAAAATCTCTCCAGACCCATTCAATTATCTTGAACTGGATAATAATCTTCTCATCAATGCGACAGTTGATGATGATCGTGTAAGAAAGGTGAGAAATATTAAATTAGAAAGCCATTTTTATAACATTTTCAGAAATATGATACGCATTGTACTTGCTTACTATGAGAATAAGGATATTAAAAACCATATCTTAGATACAATCACCTCGCCAATAATTCCGTATTATGATAAACTAAAAGAGGTAGAAACGCAGTTAAAAACCATTATGTCGCCGCACATCATATTTACGGAATTTGGGGAATCCGCCCTTGCCAAAATGAACGAGATTGAAATTTGTCTGAATATGATAGGCGATCGTTGTAATAGCAAAGAATATTGCACATTTACTCCTGGAGACGACGGAAATGGAAAATGTCAAATGATGTTACCAAGAACTAACTTAATTAGTGGCGGTAACAACGCGGTTCAATATTTTCCTCGCATTGCAAATGAGCTAATAAAATTTGATCGCATAAGGACCTTCATTTTCGT